ATATGCCATAGGTTCTTTTGAAGACGCTACCGTAATACCTGGGATTGAGCGAATGTCTGAGAATATTTCCTTTTGGGGACGTTTTTTAATGTTAGTAATAATCATCCCTACCATTTTATATTTGTCTTGGTAGTCTTCGTTAAGAGTTCTTTTTAACTCTTCTTTCACTAATTGGCGTAAATTGTCTAATTTCATACTATTATAAATATTAACATACAATAAGAAAATAAAAGCTCCAAATAAAAATTGGAGCTCTTGGTATATTATTTAATCTAATATTAGAAATTCAAGATGCAGTAGTCAGGTTGTACAGTTACTTGAATATTAACTGCTGTACCATCGTCATCCCAGTTGTAATCTCCGAAGTTAACTTCCGTAATCATTGCTCCTTTAATCACCCATTCGTTAACGATATCACCTACTGGTCCTAAACCGTTAAATGTAATGTCTTTTTTATAGAAATCGGAGTAACCATCTCTACCTGTTACAGATTCATGATGTAAACGAACCCATTCCATTACTGTTTGAGCACCTGATGGGGTAATTGCTTCATACATCGTAAATTGAATAGATCCCCAAGTAGTTTTTCCTTTCACATAACGTTGAACGTTAATGTGATTAAGAGCAACTGCAGTTTGAGTTAATTGAATAGCTCCCATTCCTTTTACCAAATATGATGGAACTCCATCCATATAAAGAATAAAACGGTTTGATAGTCTAGGTTCAAACGCTGTATAGAATATTTCGTTCGGATTTAAAATTGCCATTTTCTTTTTATTTTAGTTTCGTTTTATTATAAATATTAAGTTCTTAAATTTTTATCCAGGGAAATCAGCTCCTGTTGGTAATAAGATAAAATCTAGAGAAACAAATTCTGCTGTGCGTGTAGGTTGAATATAAATCTGTCCAATCAATTGATTTTGATCAATTACTGCTGGGCCATTATTTGATTCATCCATTACAATTCTATAAGCATATAATCCTTGTTTTTGTTGGATAATATCTAAATATGGGTTTACTTTAGCTAAGAATGAATTTCTTGTTGCAATTGTATTTTGTTCAAATACTACTGTATCAGCAATTTGGCGGATGTAAGATTTTAATTCAATCAATAAACGTCTAACGTTTACACGGTCAAGAGCAGAAGCTGATTTTTGCAATGTTTTTTGTCCAAATACTACAACACCTTTTTTAGGTAATGTTGCTAATGGGTTAACATTACTTGAATACAACTCGTCTTTATTTGCTTGCGATAATTTATATTGAGCTTGTAATACTGTGTTTAATCCACCGCGGTTAATACCTGCAGGCGCGAACCAAGGGGCAGATACTTTATCGTTAAATGCATACACACCTGGGATCATTGTTGAAGCTGGGACCCATACTTGTTTTCCAGTTGCGGGGTCTACAATTCGAACCCAAGGCCAATATGCAGCCGCATATGAAGTATCTCTGGTTTGAGCTTGAGTAGTTGCATTTGCTACAGTACTGTTAAAGTTTGTTAAATCCATTACAAATAAATTATCTCCTCTATTTTGAGTATTAGAAATAATGTTTGTAATTTGAGCTGTATGAGTATCATTTAATAATCCAGGGGCAAACAATACATTGAATTGATAAGCATCAGCGTTTCCAAGTAATGAAATCATATTGTTATAATCACTTCCTGCTAATCCTTGAGTATTAGTTGAAATATTATCATATAGATTAATAGTGCTATTAACTGTACCTGTAGCTCCGGTAAATGATCCACTTGCAGCATATGGAAGTGATGATGTGTATGCAGAAACGGCTGTGCCATTCCCATCAAAATAGTTTGGGGTTGGGTAAGCTACGGATTTAACTCGAACGTATCTTGATTGATTCGGATAGTTTCCTGTAAGTTCCATCTGGTTGGTTGTTGAGTTGTAATTAAGGGATTGATCTCCAATTACTTTACTAACATAGCGTGGTGAATTAGGATCTAAATTTACTCCATTAAATGATTCAAGAACAGTTGGGTTTAATGTATTATCATTTCCTTGTCTAACAACTACGTTAAAAGTACCAGATCCAGTATTAGTATTAGTAATTTCCCATCGAACATTATCTGCTGATCCTGAAATTAAAGCTCCTGCTGTTTCTGAACCTGAGTTGTTCATGATAATTCCTTCAGAAAGAGTTTCTAAAGTAAATGCTGTTGAAATAACTCCATTAGAACCTCCAACAAATGTTGAACTTGAAACATATTGGTTATCTGGGGAACCTGCAAATATATACCCTGCTGGGGTATGTCCATATCTAGCAATAGTGCCATTAATTGCTGAGGAAGAAACTCTACTAGTTATTGTAAGTATGTCTGTAGAAGCATTATATGATCCTGAAAATATAGCTCCGATTTCATTTGAGTATCCAAAATAAGATGCTGTAGAGAAAAATCTAGCAATACCTGCTCCAAATTCATCTATTGTTGGTGATGAAGACATACTAACAAATCCTGAGTTATTGTTGGGATTGTAATAGTCATAAGTAGATGCTTGAATCCAATAATCAGTATAAGTTCCTGCTACTGAAGGGATACTAAGTTTAACAGTACCATTACTTGCTGCTCCAAGATTAGAAGCTGTATAGCTGGATGATATTTGAAATGATACTGAAGCAAATGCTCCTCCAACTGAACTAACATTATTAGGTACATCACTTACTGCTGGGGTGTATGAACCTGAGGCTACTCGAGTTATTAACAATGAACTACCTCCATAATTAAAGTAATTATAAGCAGCAATTGAAGTTAAATATGAGTATGAACCACCTCCACTAATAAAAGTATCCCCAAACAAATTAACATAATCTGAATAAGAGGTTACTAATGTTGGGTTTTCAACAGGACCTTTAACCGTAGGTCCGATAATAGCAGCACCTGCTTGTACTGGTTGACCTGTTAAGAAAGTATTATCTATTTCACTAATCGCTACTCCAGGGGAAACTGTAAATTTTGCCATTTTATCTTTTTATTATAAATATTGAATTCTTTTTTAAAATCTTAGATTAAGCAGGAAAAGTTGCACCTGTAGGTAGTACGTTAAAGTCTAGTATAATAAATTCAACAGTTTTGGTAGGTTGTAAATAAATTTGTCCTATTAATTGATTATTATCTATTGTGGTAGATGTGTTATTTGATTCATCCATTACAACTCTAAATGCTGTTAAACCTTGTCTTTGTTGAACCGAAGCTAAATAAGGATTTACTTGTGATAAGAAATTATTACGAGTAGTTACTGTATTTTGTTCGAAGACTAATGTATCTGCTACTTGGGAAATGTAATTTTTAAGTTCAATCAATAAACGTCTTACATTTACACGATCAAGTGCACTTTTTTTCTTTTGTAATGTCTTTTGACCAAATACTACTACACCTGTATTAGGGAAAGTAGCAATTGAGTTAACATTATTTTCGTATAATAAATCTCTATTTCCTTGAGTTAAGTAACGTTCTGCTCTAATAACGTTACTCATTACTCCGCGGTTAATTCCCGCAGGAGCAAACCAAGGTTCAGCTGCTCTATCATTAAAAGCATAAACTCCTGGGATCATTGTTGAAGCAGGTACCCAAACTTGACGACCTGAATCTGGGTCAATTGTTTGAACCCAAGGCCAATAAGCTGCTGCATATGATGTATCGTAAGTTAAAGCATTAGTTGTTACAGGTAAAATATTTGAACCATATCCTACTAAATCAACTAATGTCATTGAATCTCCTCTACTTTGTACTACACTTAATAATTGAGTTACAACTGGTAAGTGGGAGGAGAAATTTGTTCCATCAGCAATTAATCCAGGAGATGTAATTAAATTGTATTTATATGCATCTTTATTTGAAAGTAAAGAAATTGATTCTGTATATGCCGATGGGGATATACCTTGGATATTTGTATTTGAGATATTTTCATAATATGCTCCTGTTACTCCTGTTGGGATATTTTTTCCTGTGGCTCCTCCAAATACACCTAAAGATGATGTTGGAATTGAACCAGTATATTGTGATTTTGGATTTCCAGTATTATCGAAATAATTTGGTGTTAGAGTATTTACTTGTTTAATACGAACATAACGTGATTGATTTCTATATTCTCCATTTAATTGAACATAATATTCACCGTTATCTTGTTGAATTACTTCAGATTGGTTACCAATTACTTTTTCAATATAATTTGAAGCAAATGGATCTAATGATAAATTACTCCAACTTTCTAAAATAGAAGGTGAATTTGTTGAATCATTACCTTGACGAATAATTAAAGTAAATGTTCCATTGTTTATGTTTGGTGAAACAATTTGCCATCTGTAATTATCAGATGTACCATTTTCTAAAGTACCATTAGCATATAATGAACCTGAGCTATTCATCATTTCTCCTTCTGATAAGGTCTCTAATATAAATGCTTCTGTATTAGTACCTCCAGAAAAATATGTTGTAGTACTTCCAGAAACTACATATTGAGAGTTTCCAATCAATCCATTTGACCCAATATAAGTAAAGGTAATGTTAGGAGAAGAAGCACTTGAAGAAATATATTGTAATGAACCACTATATGATGTAGCAGAACTACTAGCATTAAATACTGCAGATGAAGTAGCAACATAATTTGCAACTGTTGAAGCTGCAAATGATGCCGTATTTAAATAAATTATTGTAGATGTATTTGTTTGAGTAGAACCAGTATAATATAATGTAATTCCATTTACATTCAATGAAGCCGATCCTACTGCGGCTACACTAGCAGATATATAAGTTAAATTAACAGTTACTGATGCAGACGTTGCAACATTTGAGGTAGGAATTACAGATGAAGTAGCTGGGTTAAAGTTACCGCTTACTATTCTTGTAACTAGCAATGAATTGCCCCCATTAGTAAAATAATTATATGCTGAAATAGAGGTTAAGTAAGAATACGTTTGGCTACCACTTAAAAAAGTAGAGCCAAATTTACTTAAATAATCACTATAAGTTGTACATAATGTAGGGATACCTACTTTACCTTTTACTGTTGGTCCTATAATAGCGGCTCCCGCTTGTATAGGTAATTGGGTAATAAATGATTGATCGTTCTCTATAGCTAATACACCAGGTGATACAATTGTTTCTGCCATTTGTTAATATGTTATTTTATTATAAATATGGTGTATTTTAAACTAAATTAATCTAATTTAGTAATTTCACCTGTTTCCGGGTTAAGATTGGATCTTCCGTATTTTTCAAATATGGATGTGGTGAAATTTGTTTCCTTATTAGATATTTCGGTTAAAAATTTTTTAGCATTTTCATAACGACTTTCAATTTGGATTTTAATTAATTCAATTTCACCTAATTCTATAACTAATGATTGAGTTGATTCTTGAATGTCTTTTAGTTGTTTTAATTCTTCGTTTGTTAAAAACTTTTTTTCTGTAACGATTCCCATAATTTATTTTTAGTTTATTTTTTATACAAATGATCCTGATCTCCAAGCTCCGTTCATCCACATATAAAGGAAATATTGTCCTCCTACTGTTGCAGGTACTATTTCTCCATTGCTTCCAGACCATACAGGTTTAACTGATTGGGTATTAGGTAAAATAATTGAGCCAGACATAGTTACTTTAAGTGCATCTTTACGAGCTCCACTACCAGTACCATTACCTACTATAAATAACGATTTATTATCTCCTTGGG